GAACACGATATTATGCAAATTCCGAATATTGATACCAGTACTAAAGGTACCAAGGCTTGCAACAATAATAGCATTCTTTTCCTTTTCAGTAATAGATCTAACTTGCTCTCTTGTATCTACATCAGTAGCTCCGGAAACAAAAAAGATTTTTCTTCTATGGTGAGCTCTACTCTTAATCATATCATACAATGGTTTGCCGTGCTTTTCAACTAATTGGAAAAGTACTAATGTATTACCATCTTGATCAAGAGCTAAATTTGAGATAAAACTATTTCTTTTTTCATGACCAACAATAAAGTTTATTTCTTCTTGGTACTTAACTTTATTTATAAGCTTACACTCAGCATCAGAATATTTCATCAATAGAACAGAAATATCTAATGAAGATAAGGACCCTTCATCCATAAGACTTTTTGTTGTAGTCACATAATACGCAGGTCCAAAGTAGCCTTCAAGAACAAGTTTATGAGTATTAGTACCGTCAAGAGTGCCTGTAGTACCAAATCTAAACTCAGCTTCTCTACACTTTGAAAGAATGCTAGTAAGACTTTTTGCTTTGAAGGTATGCGCTTCATCACCAATAACCATACCATAATCTTCAAACCAGTGTCCTGGCATTTTATATACAGATTGCCAAGTTGTGATAACAATTTTTTGGTCAAAAATCTTTTCTCTTCCAGAATAAATCTTATGACAAAGTTGTTCTACATCAAAGCCATCATCAAATTCAGAGTAATCGCCAAAATCTTTATACATCTGTTCTACCAATGACGTGGTAGGAACAACAATAATTACCTTCTTATCATAATTTTCAAGATACCAACGAATAAGAGAATAAATGATAAGTGATTTACCAGATGCTGTTGGCGAAATAAGCAAACTACGTTTATTAGTTAACCCTTGTTCAATAGCGTTTAATTGGTAATCACGAGGTTCAATCTCTTTTCCTCTAGATGTAATAGTCATATCTTTCATGAATGACATATCAACATCAACTTTAGATCCAGCTAATCCATAATAATTACTATGCTCTAAAGCAATTTTATAATCACGTCCAGGTGTATTCGCAAATTCTTCTACGTATTTGTACAAGCCAGCCGGTAGCTCTTTTTTACGTACATCATATAAGCGAATTTTTCCATCCCATATTTTATTCTTATAGGATGGCATAAATTTATAACCAGGAACATAGAACGTAAAGAAATCTGAAAGCTCATTAGCAACAGATGGTTCACATTCAATATGTAGGAAAGCATGATTTTTATTATGTATTTTAAGGTCGCTCATCCGCCACTTTCAAACCTTCTCCAATCAATCATATTTTTAATAGTTGAATGTCTCCAACGAATATTATTTATGATCTCTTCCAGAGTCTCAATTAGTGTTTTAATATAATCAATCTTTGCTTGCATTTCTTGAATGTGTGGATCTGCATTGTAATAATAATCCATTTCACCTTTCAAAATCTTCAATCCATTCAAAGCGTCATATTCCCAACCAAGTTGATCTATTTGATCTTTTGGCATCTTTCCATTGTACCACAACCACTTGTTTTTAAGCAGCACTTTGAATTCCATATCTTTACGCTTCAGTTGAAGCTTAGTTACGGAAAGCATTTCTAAATATTTTGCGTGAAGTGATGCAGTTTTCTTTGAAGCTTCGTCTAATCTAAGGTCATCAATCTCAGAATCTTTAGCCCACATTTTTAAAATTTCTTCAAGATTTAACATAATATAATATCACCTTTATAAGAATTTATAGTAACTGTAATTAAACTCTGCAACCGCTTGTAAATAATTAACTGATTCTGCCGTAGCTTCAAATGGTAACGAAGATAAGCTAGTTGGATGTGCATCAGAAAATTGAATTTCTTGTACTACGTTGTTAGATGAATTATATATGACCAATGTCAAGTCACGTGTTTTTCTTTGACCTAGATCATCTTGACCAGCCATGCCAAACATCCAATCGTGGATTTCTTTATAGTTAGTAAAGTTTTCATCAACAATAAATGTCAATTGCAATGGAGCATACACAACTTTATCAGCTGCGGCTAGAATATTTCTTTTTGGAGTATTAAATGATGGTCCATCAACTGACATATCAGGAATAGATGCCAATTGAACTGTATATTGAGCATTTGGATATTTAAGATTATCAATCACTAAACGAAAACTTGAAGGATTCGCAAAGGTAATATTTTCTACAAGTGTAGAAGTTGGCTCTGTCGAATAGTTTATTTCATTAGTATACGCCATAATTGTTCTCTCTAATTATAAGATTATACCATTATTTATATGATAAAAAAAAGGGGCTCCGAAGAGCCCCTTTAAGAAAGGTAGGTTAAATCCTACTCTTATTTTTAGGTACCTAGGATGTTTGTAACAGCGAAGATACGGTAGTACTGGTTTGCACGGTTTGTGCCAGTTTCTGAAGAACCTGCACCGCCGGCAAATGGGTTTGCAACCATGCCATAACGAGTTTTAAACCCGATACGTGGCTGGAAGTCATTCTCGCCGACCGCACGTACCATTGTTAATGGAACATATGGAGCATAGAACATACCAGCGTCATATGGGTTAGTACCGCGGTAACCAACGTTTACGTAGTCTTGAGTTGCATATGGGTCAATGTAGACCTTTGTGCGACCGTTAAGAACACCAGCAAATGTGTTGCCTGTGTCATCTACATTCAAGTTAGCTGCAAGTGCTGGTGTGTAGTCCAACATGCCAGCTGCTGCAAGAGCAGATGCAACATCTGAAGAACAGATGATGAAGTTACCTTTACCGCGACGTGTTTCTTTCGCGATTGTGTTAGCTTCACGTTCGATCTGCATGATCAAACCTTTGAACTTCTCTACTGACCAACGACCGTCTGAGTCACCGTCAACATCAAATACGCCGTTAACAGCAGTGTTTGAAGTTTGTGCGCCAAGCTTAGCTTTAACGTTGATTGTACGGATAACTTCGCGGTTGATTTCCGCAAGAATCTCAGCAGACAAGATGTTTGCTAGTTCTGATTCTGCATCAAGACCGTGGATTGCTTTAAGGTCTTGCGCAAGTTCCATTGTGTACTCAGCTTTGAGCGCACGTGATTTCGCAGAAACGGTTGTTTTCTCGATTGAGAAAGCCATTGCCCCGAAAGAGCCACCTGTGTTACCTAAAGCTTCTGCAGCTGAAGTAGTCATACCAGAACCAGTTGCAAACGAATCTTCAACAGCATCTGTATCAGCGTCTGTACCGAATGAGCCCAATGAATCGGACGCACCAGCATGCGAACCTGCACCAGCGTGTGAAGTATCTGCTTCGTTGAAGAGTGCTTCTGTACCAGCTTGTGTGCTGTAACGTGATTTCATTGCAAAGATCAAGCCTGTTGGGCCAGACATTGGCTGAACACCAGCAACATCATATGCCATAAGGTTAGGCATAGAACGACGTACTAGAGAGATAAGTACTGGATCAAAGTTATCAATACCTGCGCCAGTTGCGTTAGCAGCTGTTTCGTTTAGAGAACCGAAAGCCGCACGCTCTTCGCGCATTGCTTTTTCTTGGTTTTCTAGAAGTACAGCGGTTACTGAACGACGGTAGTTGTCTTTAATATCAGGAATGTCAGCGTGCTCTAGGATAGGCTGCCATTTCTGAGAAGCATTTTCTGCATTAAACATTGTTTGTTTTCTCCTAATGGAATTTAATTATTTTACTGACTTAGAAAGAGCTGTTAGATACTTTTCCATGAGTGGTGAAACTTCAATTTCTTCACCATCTGCATTTGTAGCAATTTCAACTTCTTCTATGTTTTCGGTTATATTTTTAGCAAAGTACGATTCTTTCAATGTTGCAACTTTTCTAGTAAATGTTGCTTCATCTTCAAAATCTACATCTTCAGCAAGTTTCTTAAGCTTTTCAGCTTCTGTCACGGCTAAATCTTGTGATGCTTCTGCTAAAATTTCTGAACGACGCATTTGAGCTACTGACTCAGACAAACGAATATTATCTTCGGTTGCTTTTGTTAAGTGCTCTTCTAATTCTTGTACTTGTTCTGCAAGATCGTCTACCATATCAATTTTTGATTCTGGTACATCGATATAATGCTCTACAAATACGCCTTTTAGTGCTTCCATGAATGATTCTGAGATTTCATTTCTCAAACCACTTTCTACAGCCAAACGGTTTTCTTCCATCCAGTTTTCAACTACGTAGTTTAAGTAACCATCGACTTTTTCTACTAATTGCTCTTGAATTGAAGCTGTTTCTTCTTCTAGAGACTGAGTGTACTCAGCTTCTAGACGATCAATCTCATCAGCAACTTTAGTTTTTACTGCTGCTTCAAAGATTGTAGCTGCTTTTTCTTGAAAGCCTTCTGATAAATTGTCATCTGCAACAACAAGTGCATCTAGGTCAGCTTTAAAGTCATATGACTCTTTCATCTTCCCTTTTGATTTACCCTTTGGTTCAGCAACTTTACCTGGCTTTGATTTTT